TTTAAATCTATTATTTTTATTTTTCCGATCGGTAATTTTCCTATTCCATTTGATTTTTTAAAAGGATTAACATTGTTTTTTTCACACCATGTTAAAAATTTTTTTTCAAAAATATCGTTGTTGTTTGAAAATACTAATTCAATGTCTGGTCCTATGTAATGATTATTTTTTGTTGCATTATATTCTATTGGTAAATTATCTTTCCATAAATCTATATAACTTTTTCCTAATTCGTTGTATGCTAGATACACTTCATTTTTTATTTGTTTAAACTGTGTCAATTCATATTCGTTTTTTTCCAATTTTATTCTTGGTGTTTTAATCCTTTTTTTTGTCCATTGCAGTGGTAAACTTTCAATTTTTTTATTGTATGCTTTATGTTCTAATGCATGAACACAGTAGTTGAGATTTCTGACACTTTCTTTTATTGCCATCGGTGCAATTTTAATTAATTTAGTAGGATTGTCATAATCTCCCGAAAGTTTTTCAAAAGACTCATGAAGTGAATTATAAAAATTTTGGCTATCCCAGTCTATATCTTTTGGCAATTTTATAAATTCGTTTTTTAAAAATAAGTTTATGTTTTTGATACTTTGAATTAAAATTTCTTTTATTTCGTTATTTGTTTGCAGATGGAAAAAAGTTCTTGTATGATCTATGTCTTCACCGTCGCCTTTATAAATGGAAATAATTAAATCTTTCCACTTTTTGGCGACGGTGTGATCATAAAGATCAATACGAAAAGCGGGTTTTCCGTCAATCTCGTATAACATCTTGTTTACTTCGCTTGTCTTGATCTAATCAACTTCAAGATGTCTTCCGCTCTTTTTGCACTGTCCGTGTTTGGTTGTGCTGGAGCAGGTTGACTTTCAGCAGGTTTTGCTTCTGCAACTGGTTCTGCTTTTGTTTCAGTTGTTGCAGTCACTGGTGTGCTGGCAACAGGTGTTTTGTTACCTGTCATTGCCGCTACGCCTGCTGGTCTAAAGTACTGACCATATTTCTCAAGATCGTAAGCCTCACCGTCCACAGATTTTTCAAATAATTCTTTTATTATTTTTACTTCTGCATCAGTTGGTTCTTTGGGTCTAAAGTCTGACAAATTGTGTAAACCATTTTTGTCAATTGCGGCTCTTTCTGCTTCATCGATTGGTCTTTCTCTTCTTGACCATTTTGATGTAGAGTAGTCAGCATATCCGCCTTTTGATGTTTTGGTTATTCTAAAGTCAACACCTTTCACATAGTCAGTTGGCAGTTCTTCCATTTCTGGATCAAGCAATGCCGCTCTAATAATGTTGAAAATTTGAGGACCAATAATAAATCTTCTTATTGGGTTCTCTGGTGTTGCGTCTTCTGACAATGGATTTTGCGTAACAAAACCTTGAAAGATATATGATTTTTTCTTCCAATATTTTCTACCCATGTCTTCCATTGATTTGTCTTTGAACCATGGTCTTACCTCTGTGAGAATTGGACAAGTTTTTCCATACATCTCCATACAAGGTACTTGTACTTGTACAGGTCGAGAATCTGTTTGTCCTTTGATCCCTGCAAATGGCAGTTTGATCATGTTTCTTTCAGTCCAGAAAAAAGTGTTTGCAGTATCCTTATCGGGTAAGAATCTTAAAACTGCTTCTTGTCCTTCCTGTATATTCCAATGTGGATATATGGCGTTGTCTCCGCCTGTGTTAGAAGTGGAGCGATTCACTTCTTGGGATTTTAACTTCGCTCTTATTTCAGCCAATGTAGCCATAATGTAAGCCTCCTTTAGTTGTGCCTATGTTTGTGCCTAAATGTATTTTAAGCATTATACTTAATATACACACTTATTTATCTAAAGTCTACTACTATTATTGGTATTTTGCTAATTTGACGATTCTGTTAACTTCGTCATCAACACCTGCTATGTTTGACGCAGTGTTGTCTTCTTTGGATTCGTTAATTGATTCTTTAACTTCTGTTTCTTCTTCTTGGAAAAATTCTTCTAGTTTTAAACCTGCTAATTCTATTGCATCTTTCAGGGTGTATTCTTTGTCGCCCACTTTAAACTTGTCGCCTGCTTTCATGCCTGCCGCCTTGGCTTTCTGTACTGCCTGTGCAAATTCATTGCCTTCTTTAGGGTGTTGTCCTAACATGGCTGACCCTGGATAATTTTTACTTAAAATTTCTTGTTTTTCTGGAGTGCCCATTTTAAGTTTATCGTAGTTTTGACTTAAAAATTTTTCAGCCTGTTCAGCGTCACCTGTTTTCATTACTGACTCGCCGTCACTGTTTAAAACATCGTACACAGTTTTTCCATCATCTGGATCTGAATACATTGACACATAAGGTTTAATTTTTGCGCCTTCGCCCATGGCTTCAACATTGTTGGCCCAAGTTTCAAATTGTTCTGCTTCTTTGGCCTTGCCTTGTCTGTCTTTTTTAGGAGCAAAATCACCTGGTTCCATTCTCACTTCGTCGCCGTATTTTGGATCTGCCTGCATTTTTTTGTAGTCATCGATATATCTTTTTGCCAACTGTATTGCAATTTTTTTATTTTTTACGTAGTCTTTAGTTGGTTTAAAGAAAGGTTGACCTTCTCCGTCTAATTCATCTGCTACTCTTGAAGCAAAGTTTGCCACTTGATCATCTTCACTGCCTTTGGTAAGCATTCTAGAAGCAATGTCTGAAAGTATTGAACTTAACATTGTGTTTTTGTTTGTGAATTTTGTAACTTTCAACATGTTGTCAGCGGCATTGTCTTTTCTTAAAACTAATTTTTTATCAGGATCAGCGAGGTATCCTTGTACAACTGGTCCAAGATCAACAGGAGCCTGTGCAGGTTCTTTGTCTTTGAATTCACTCATTACTCTGTGTATCAAAGGTAAAGCATCTTCTACTCTGCTGTCTAAATTTTTAAGTGTAAATTTGTCTTTGTAAGAATTAGCAGTTTCGTCATCTAATTCAATTGCTTCTTTTTTTCTGTAACCTTTGCAACTTGATTCATAATGATTTTGTTTTGATAAATTTTTTATATACATTCTTAAGTTTTCAAGAGTCATTTTCGTTTGTTCAATAATATCACCTGCATTGTCATTTAATTGATCTTTATTAGAAGCATATCTTTGAAACGAAGACAATTTGGCAATGTCTTCTGAAGTTTGTATAATGTGTTGACCAAAATCATCGTGTGGTCTTCCACCATTTGCAACATGTCTTGTCATTGCTCTAGCACCTGCTAAATGAATTACAGGATATTTGAATCTTTCACCATCTTCGTTTTCAATGTATAATGAATTAATGTGTCTTGATCTTGCACCCGGCACAGTTTCATCTACTGGTCCAGCGTGTCTAATAATTAATCTTGTTTTGTCTAAATTTTCGTATGAACTTTTACGTGTTCCTGTTAAGCCTTCCTTGACTTCAACACCTGCTAATTTTGTAATTCTGTTTAGTTCTTCTGACATTCCGTCAGTATTTACCGTTTTGTTCGTATCTGCAAGATTTTGATAATCCTGCTTCGTAAGGTTTGATTTTGTAATGTCTCTTATGTCAAATTCCAGTTGGTGTTCTACTGCAAAGTCTTTTAGTTCTTTTATAAAACTGTACCAATCGTTTTTGTCATCTTCGTCAATTTTAGCAATCATGTCTCGGTTGTAAAAAACTTTCATTGATGCACCGTCAGCCAAACTTATGCTAACTCTACCAAATTTGTCTTCATCTTCTGTAAATTCAAAATCAAAAAATACTGCCTGTTTTGGATCTGCTGTTGCTGAACCCTGTGAATCACCAATAGTGATGTTGCCAAATTTGCTTCGTATTTTGTTAAAAAGATCGTCTGATGTTTTTTCTGAAATCATGTTGTATTTATTATGTGCCTAGGTTTGCAAAAATAGGCATAGGTGCTGTATATTCAGATGTTCTGTTAGTCCATTGTTCAAATATTTTAGGATCAAAATCTGCTAGAACCTTCATCATACGTGTGGCTAATAAAGAGGCGCTAACAAGATCATCATGTTCACCTGGCTTGCCTTTGTAACTAACTCCTGTGGCTACAAAATTCTTTAATTCTGAAATCAATGGTTTTGAGTTAAGTTCCATTTTGTTATTTTCTACAAGTTCTTTAAATTTTGCACAGGCATCAATTTTGTGTTTGGCGGTTGTATTAAACCCTCGTCTAAATTTTCTTCTGTGACCTTTCCTAATTGGTTCACTTAAAAACATGCCCATGATGTTTTCTTCACCAATATCCATAACTCTCATTAGTGCCGCTTCGCCTAATGTGTTGTTTTCCATACTGTAGAAAATACTAGGTGTTGCTGTTGAATCCTGCTCCATTATAGAGTCGTGGATGTGTTTTGTAATGCTTTGTAAAATTCTAATCTGTTGGTTAGCAGGTGTTGTATTGTGATGCCATTCACCTACCTGTTTGAATGTTGGAAGTTCAAAAATCTGTATGGCCGCATAGTCGCCTCCAGTGCCTAGACTAGGATCAAGTGCCACCATATAGGTGTGTTTGGGTTTTGGCTTTGCATACCATCTTACTTGACCTTGATTCCAAATAGGATCCATTCCTTCTAATTCAACTAATCGAACACTGTTGATCAAAGTTTCATCATAAATTAAAAATTCACATTCGTGTTCTCGTCTAAATCTTTCATCCCCAATTCTTGATTTTTCTTGCTGTGCCCATGCTTCATCTCTGTCTGGATGTTCACTCCAGTGTGCTTTCATGGCATAAAAGCCGTTAGTGCCTACAACATTGTCGTTTCCGAAATCGTCATATCTTTTACAGGCTTCTTTCCATATTAATGCAAACTGGTCTTCATCTGAATTGGGTGTAGAAGTAATCAAACATTTTCCACCTGTACTCAATGTTGGTGACAAAGAAGTCCAAAACTCAGAAGCCTTTTCAGGTGGTTGAACGAATGCAAACTCATCACAATATATTAATGTTAGGGACATACCCCGTCCTGTGTTTTCAGTTGTGGTGGTTGCCATAATTTTTGATCCGTTGTCAAATTCTATACTATTCCTATTATATTGTGTTACGCCTGCTTTTATCCAACTAGGCAACATCTCATAGGCATATCGCACTCTTGACATAATATCTGATGCACCTGCATATTTGTGTGCGGCAATTAGTATCTGTGAATCTGGTTTAAACATCGCATACCAAATTAGATAACCTGACGCACAGGTTGTTTTTCCCGTCTGCCTAGGCAACATGGCTATACTAAATCGGTGATCATTGTAACTCTGAATTAGTCTTTTTTGATAATCGTAGGGTTTGAACGGCATAGATCCTTTGGTCGGATGTTGAATCTTCATAAAACTTTCCATAAAGAAAAGAGGACCGTGTGTTTCGTCCATACACTTTTCAAGTTGCAACACTTGATCTTTGGTGTATTTGTGTTTTTTATTCGCCTTTTTAATTTGGTCGCTATCTAATGATACATACGCCATAGTAATGTATTTAAGGTATTATTGACGTGCTAAAGTATTACTTTTTGCTTTCAGTGGACTTGGTGGCTTCTGCTTGATACTGATTTTTAAAACTTTCGTACTGTGCAGTCAAACTGTTAGCAAGATCTTCTGCTGTCAATTCGTTGTCACCAGGATGACCTTTTTTGACTTGAACTTTTTGTCTGTTCAAACCACCTGAATGCACATTAACTAGATCATCAATTGATTGTACTTTTTGATCATTAGTATAACCTGCTGGTGAGTTTGCAAGTTCTGTTTCCTCTGCTGGTTCTTCTCCACCGATCATTTTTGCATCAACTGGTTTCACACCTGCTAGTTTTAAAATTTGCATCATCATGCCCATTTCTTCTGGACTGTCCGACATAACTTGAATATCTTCTTTAACTTCTTCTTTTTTCATTTCTTTGTCCTTTGCCGCTTTTTTCATTGGTTCTGTTTTGTTTCCATCACCATCTAAATCTATGTAGTCTGGTTTTGTTTTTGCTTCAACAGTTGGTTCAACAGTTTCGTCAACTGCTTTGCCTGCATCATCAAACTTGTCAGCAACCATTTTCATTGCAGTTTCAATTTCGTAACTTTGTGGGAAACTGGCTTTGTCTTTTTCTGCACTCATCGCTTTCATTACTTCTGCTTTAGGCATTTTTAGATCACCATCATCTGTTGTGTAGTTGCCAATTAATTCTTGAGCGCCTATGTGTATATCACTCATACCGCCTTCTTGTTTTACTTCAGGTTGTGTCATTTCAGCACCTTTTACTGCATCAGCAACATTGTGTCCTGCTTTTTCATATTCTCTTAATTTGGCTAGTATGTCGATCATTTCCATAGTGTTATTTCCTTTTTGGGTCTGGATGTGGGTTTCCTTTAACAGGTCCTTTGTGTGCGGCTTTCAAAGCACTTGGAGTACCTTTTTCTTCTTTGTCCATTGCTGGTTGTGCAGTTTCTTTTTTTTCTGCTTCTACTTTTTCTTTTCTGTCTTTTAATAATTCTTTGAATAAACTTTTGTTTGCTTCATCTCCGAATGCTTTTTCTTTTGGCAGTTCCGGAGTGTCTTTGTATTCTACATCTTGTAGAACTGATTTAAACTCTGATTCATCTTTTTCTTTGGCCATGTTGTCTTGATATTCTTCAGTTGGCTCGCCTGGTTTTCTCACAACCACTTGATTTCTTGCTAGGCCCATGTAGTTGGCAATGTACTCTGCCATTTCAAACACAGATGCTGGATAATTTGTTGTGAGTTCATAAATTGTGACATTTGTGTTTTTGAACATTGGAAAATCTAAAGGTGTTTCTTGAATAGGTGTTGATTTGCCTGCTGAAAGTTTTGCAACTTCAAATTTTTGCAGGCCTTGTTCCAGTTTTGTACTAAAATCTTTGTCTAATTCGCCTGCTACTTTGATACGATAATCGTATTGTTGTGCAGATTCTATTAGATATTTTGCGAAATCACCCATAATGCTGTATTTAGTCTTTCTTCATAAGTTTTTTCATTAATTCGTTTCGATCAGTTATAATGGTACCCTCTGCTTCAACAGGATCGCTGATATCGTCTTTGCCTGTTTTGTCTATTTTGAGCTTTTTTAACTGTAATTCTACCATTTTCAGTTTTTTGTCAATTTTGTTGCTTTTGGCATCTATGGCATTTCGCAACATTGTACTAGCCACTTCAAATATACGTCCTGAATATCTACTGTCCACGTTCATGCCAAGATCCATAAGATTTTTATAAGAGTCTTCTGCTTCCAAGGCCAGTTTGTCAAGTTCTAGATCTGACAGTTCTCCCAGACCTTTGACCTGAGGTAAAGCGGCCGCAACCTTATCAAATTCTGCATAGGTCTTTTTTAAGGCCTCTTGGGTTTTTGGATCAAGGTTTTTTCCAACAACTTTTTCTTTGTTTTCTTTTGTTTTTTCTTTTTGATCAACCTGTTTGAATGCTTGTTTGACATCTGGTAAATTTAATATTTCTTCTAATTTTTTGGTCATGGTTATATTTACTTACGTGTGCCTTGATGAAACAGTTGTTCTTCTGAAACTACTCTAAATTTTATTTTTCTTTGTCTAGCATAGGCGTTTGCTGATTCCCACTTGGCTTGATTTATCACAACCTGTTTTCTTTTGGCCATACTTTTTCCTGCGTTCTCCATTGTCATTTGTGAAGCAGGTTTTACTTCAACCATTTCAGCATGTTTTTTTCCGTTTTTGTCCATGTATACAATAAAAAAATCTGGAACATAGACAGTGTATTTTCCTGTGAAAGGATGTCTGTAAGGTATCTTGATTGATTCACTGGCCCATTGATAAACATTTGGATGTTCGTCACACAGTCGCATAAAAGCGTGTTCCCAACTGCTTCTGTAGGTAGGAGACTTGGTGCCTAAATACTTTTGTTTGTTCTTTGGAGAGAACTTTCCTCTTGCAAATCTTGGAATGGTCATTAGTCTACGATGTTTCGAGATACTGTGTCCTTGACCGATCTTGTGTTTCTGACTCCCAATCTACTGGACTTGTATCTGTTAGCGTTTAGCACAGTGGTTATCAGTTCTGATAATTTTGCTGGATCTGCATAGGTGATTTGGTCTAGCAGTTCACCAACTGGCACGTTGTCAATTTTTGCCTGTTGTAAAATAATGTAAGCGGTATCTTCTGCTGGCTGTCTTGCAAAACCTCTTTTGACAAAAAATCCAACAGCGGCATCGTAATCGTTTACATTAAATTCAAATTTGTTTTTGTAATTTTCATCAACCAAACGGTCTGCTGTTTTTTGCAAATTGTCTTTTAATTTTTGTGGTAGGTTTGAATAAAATTCAGTCATTATATGTTGGCCTTTTCTGCTACAATATTTACATTCTGTGTGTTTCGATCTATTTTTATATAACCGTCAGCAACCAATTGTGCTATTTCATTTAAAGTCCTATCTCTGTAAACACTTTTTTCATTGTCGGTCAATGCTGTGTAAGCCACATCACTTTCTGCAATTGTTTGTCCGTTTCTTGAACCAATTGTTTGATAATACAATGCACTAGCAACTGTGTCTTTGGCCACTTCGTTTGTTGTGACAAGATTTAAAGATTCTGTTGGAGATAGTATTGTGGTATACTGAGCAACTGTGCTGTTTACAGTGGTGTTGTTTTGCGTGGATTGTGAATCAACAAAGCCTTTGGCCACTGCTAAAGTTGCACCTGCGGCCACTGCTGTCACAGCGGCATTGCCCATTGCAAAATTGCCAACAGGATTTGTTATTGTTCCTGCTTGTTTGCCAATATCTAATACACCTTCTTTTACAATGCCTTTTAGTTCTTCTTTTACAGCGTCTTTGGCTTTGATTTTTTTTGCATTGTTGTAGGTGTTTATTCCTCGCAGTATAGTGCCAACACTGAATTCACCTCTCTGTATGTCGCCAATCACTGAACCTATGCCATCAACTATTCCGCCTGGGCCGAATATTGATGTTGTGCCTCCACCTAATAGATTCAATGGTGATGGTTCTAAATCGTAATGTATAGTGGCAAACCCTGGTATGTTGGCCTTATTAACTTTTCCTGCTCCGTACAAAACAGTTTCATAAAAAATCTGCATGGTGTTTTGCATAATGCCTTGACCATCTGCTTGATCTAAGTTGTCATGTGACCAAGATCCTATCACAGGATTAACAAGTGTAAATGAAGTAAATCTTTGTTTGTGTAGAGCAAATATTTGTATGTTTTTTAAAAAAGGTGTTTTACGTTGTTGTGCGCCATCACGACCGTATTGTGTCACTTGAGGATCAGCGTCGTACATGTTGTCTTTGGTGTTAAATCCTTTTACTCCTGCATTCAATGTTAGAGAATCTGCTATGTTGTATTCATAATAGGCTTTCCAAAAAGCATTGACAGTGTCTGCATGATCATCGTGAAATGTTATATTAACTGGATCATAACTTATTTTTGTACCAATATAGGTTTTTTTGTTGTACTGTTGTTTTTCTTCCAGGTTCATGTTATATTTTGGAAGGTCACAATTCCTCACCAACATGTTTATTTCTAGTCTTTCATTTGTGGTAAAAGGTCTTACAGGAATGTTGTTGTCAATATCAAAAAACACATGAAACAGAAACTTCTGTTTCGGCATAAGTTTAAAATTGTCATCTAGGTAGAGTCTTGCCGCATGCCTGTAGTCTTTCATGCCGGGCAAACCATTTGAAAATCCATTTAAAAAATTATTAATACTTGGCATAGTGATATTTATGGCCATAAAAAAAGCGCCGTAAAAGGCGCTCTTTTTACTTTACAAATGTTAATTTTTATTAGATACCGCCACCAGTTGCTAGAGTTCCAATGGTTCTAGTCACTGCTGTTCCTATTCCTGTTCCTTGTGGAGTTTGAATAGCATTGTCGTATCTGATGTTCATGGTAATTGTTGCTGGATCTGATGTTGCATAAGCCAATGTGTTGTAGTTCACTGATTCAATGTAAGCACCGTATAATTCAAATGTTTCCAACACATTTGGTGTGGTTGCACCGTTACCACCATCAAGCATTTCAATTCTTGATGTGAATTTGTAGTCAATTCCTGAAGCGGCACTTGATTGCTCAAAGAAATCAAATTGTTTCTGTACTTGTTCGCCAACCAATTTAGTAACAGCGTTGTTTACGTCATCTCTTACTGTGATTGTGATTGGATCCCAAGTGTGTTTGCCAGCCATGTAAACTTTTGAGTTGTAAACATCTAGTGTCACATTGTCAAAAGTTAAATTTGGTCTTGAAGCATCAACCACTTGTTTTGTTAGTTCTGATCTTGGAGTAGATACACCAAAGTTCTCCAATATCACTCTAAATCGATACTGTAATTTTGGCATCAACAAACCTTGTGATGCTGAACTCTGATCGTTTGCTAAAGGAACTGTAAATTTTGATAAAGTTGATATTGCCATATGTTTCTCCTATTTATTCCAAAATTAGTTTCCTAAATTTGCAATCTCTCCTGTGTTTTTGATTCTTAGAGGTATGTAGATAAATTCAACTGATTTAACTGGTTCAATTGCTATATCAACATACAATTCGTTTCTGTCTATTCTAGTAGGTGTGTTGTTTGTGTCATCACATACTACCAAGAAGTCAAATAATGCTCTTTGACCAACAAGTTCTAACATGAATGATTCAATTGCTTGTTTGATTTCATTTCTAGTTAATTGATCGTTTGGTTCAAAAATAAATGGTTTTGCAATTGCGTCTAGTT